CGACCGCCGCAGGATCGCCATGGGCCGCACCGGCGGGTCCGCAGTAGGGCACCTGGTCGTGGTTACCGCCGACGAGGACGGCTACGCCGTCGAGGTCGATTTCGGCGACGTAGTCTGGCCGAACAGCGACAGGTCGCACGGCGCGGTCCGATTCTAGTTGCCGACCCCGTCTCCGGGGTCCCTGCCAGCGCTCGACCAGCTCGAGTGCTGCCACGGGCATCGGAGCCCAAGCGCCCCGGGAGGGGCACGGAGTACGGAATGTACGACAACGACCCCTACTACCCCCAGCGGGAGTTCCTGATGGCCACCATCCTTATCGACAGCGAGGGCCCCCGGCTCAAGGTCCTCGCCTACGGGGACCCGGCCGAGCTGCACGTCGCGGACTACGTGACCCTCGAAGAGAGGGGTGGAGGCATCCGCCTTCACTCCTACTTCGACGACCACGAGCCGGTCGAGACGGTAGTCTCCCTCGACGCGGTGGTGGACGGTGTCCAGCACCACATCTACCGCTGCTCCCGAGAGGGCGCTGGATACTACCGTGACCTGGCGGACTATATCGTCCGCCAGTACGAGCGGATGGTGCACCGCGGCCAGTCGCGCCAGTAGGCGGTACTCCACAGCCCCGATGACTCCCGGCCGATCCCCCCGGCCTTCAAGCGGCCGGAGCTGCCGGACGACGAAGACGACTGACCGCGGGCGGGCCTGGTGCGCGGAACCTCTCCTTGGACACCGCGCACCAGGCCCGCCCGTCTCGCTCCGAGGTCGATGCCAGCCCCCCGCCCGCCGGGAGGCTGCCATGGGCATCGGAGCCCTACCGCCCCGGGAGGGGCACGGAGACACGCACATGTACGACCTGGTGAACCTCGTCAACTTGACCCCTCACGAAATCACGCTGCACGTCGGCGGGCACGTCGTCCGCATCCCCCCTTCTGGGAAGGTTGCTCGGCTCGAGGAAGAGCTCACCGACCTTCCTCCCGTGCTCTTCGATGAGTACGGCGACGAAGGAGTCGTCCACCGGATCCCGCGTCAGCGGGCGCTCCACGGGAAGATCACGGATCTTCCCGAGCCCGAGAAGGGCGTGGTCTTCATCGCTTCCATGCCCGTCGCCCAGGTGGCGGCCCGGCAGGGCCGGAAGGATGTGCTCTCCCCGGGCAAGCTCGTCCGGGACGACGCGGGGCGCATCGTCGGATGCGAGGGCCTGCGGGCCTGGTAGCCACTCGACCCCGCTCCGGGGTCCCTGCCAGCGCTCGACGAGCTCGAGTGCTGCCAAGGGCATCGGAGCCCACCCCGCCCCGAGAGGGGCATGGAGACCTCCATGGAAGTCGATATCTACACCTCTTCGCTGCGGGCACTCGCCCGCAGCGTGAAGGCCGGAGAACCCCCCAACGAAGGCGTAATCGACCACGCCTTCCGCTTCGCGGCTCGGGCCGCCATCGCGGCCGAGCCGCAATCGCCGGGCGCGGCCTGGACGCCCGAGCTCGAGGAGCTCGGGAATGCCCTCGCGGAGGCGGGGGCCATCCGAGGGTGGCCCTGGACCCCGCACAAGATGCAGGTCATCGACCTGTTGAAGGCAGTCCCGTGACTCTCCCCAAGCCCATCCGTGACCTGCTGGGCCACGAGATCGATCACCTAGACCAGCCATTCCCCTGCGCCGGGCAGGCTGCAGTCAGCGATGGCCGGGTCCTAGTGCTCATCGGGCTCGACCACGCCATGGGCCCGGGCCCCGATGGCGTCGAGGCGGGCTGGGCCCGCGCCATCGACCGGGCGAGGCTCGGGTCGGCCGAATGGGCGGACCTCCTTGCCAGATCCGAGGAGCGTCTCGAGCAGGCTAGGGCGAACCTCGAAGAGCGCCTGGCCGTCTGGACGGAGGCTCAGAAGCACGCAAGGGAGGCCCACGAAGAGGCAGTTCGGCAAAAGAGAGATGTCTACGCGGCCCTGAAGGGCATTCGCAGCATCGAGGCGAGCCGGGCGAGAACGTCCGCCCGCGACGCGGTGGCGCGTCGCTGGAGCGCGATGTCCGAGCTCACCCGGCCTGAACTCGCCCTGCCCTGGGTAGAGATCGGGGGAGGCGTCTGCGTAGACGCCCGCTACGTCCAGATGGTGGATCGAGCACTCCGTGCCGTGGACACCCCGCCGGGCTGCGTCCGCTGGGCTCATCCCCTCGAGCCTGTCGTGGTCTACTCGACCGACGAAGACCCGGTCGCTCTGATCATGCCGGTGCGACTGTGAGGCGAGTCCTATCGCTGACCCTCCCCATGCCGGTCGTCCTCGTGATCTACGCGGCGATGCTGGGCGCGCTCCTGTCGGGCTGTGGCTACCGCGTCTCGATCAGCCGATACGTCCCCCACGAAGTGACGCTGCCGCTGCCTACCAGCGACACTGGGGTCGATCAGTGAGTACGCTGGGCGAGCTCGTCGCATGGGCATGCCAGGGCGCATCGCTGCTCGTGTGCCTGGTCGCGATCCTTCGCCTCACCGCCAGCTACCGGCGTGAGGCCGAGCTGCGGCGACCTGCAGCTCGGCGCTGGCGCAAGGCGCCTCCGGCCGACCGCGGTCCGCGGGGTCGTCCTCGTGGGGGCCATCGGGCGCCGTGATCTCCGTTCGGGCTACGCTCCACAAGGAGGTAGTTCATGACTACGATCGTAGCGCTGGCGTTCTTCGACGGCTCGACAACGGAGGCGGAGGCCCTGCAGGCTGCGTTCGACGCAGCTTCCGCTGCGACGCACCCGGTCGTGCTCGATTGGCGGGAAGGACCGGGCGACGGGGTGTGGCAGATCGACGAGACCGTAGAGGTGCACCTCGATGAGGCCACGGTCTACCCGGGGCAGATCGTCGCCACCGACACCGCCGTCGCCCTCCGTATCGATTCCAGGCTCGCGTCATGGGTTGGGCAGGTGCGCGTCACCGGGGCCGGATCTACCGTATACAGCCAGCGATCCGTCGAGACCCTTGTGGAGCTCGGAGACGTCTGGACCTCGCGGTTCGACGGCTTCGTGCTCTCTCGGGCCCGGAGAGACTGCCTCGCTGTCTCCGAGACGCCTGGCGCGACCGTGATCGGGGCAGACCTCGGCACGATCCTCGCCCGGGACTGCGGATCGAGTGCGATCGCCGGCCACCACTCGAGCGTCCGGGTCGAGTGGTCCGGTGCAGTGCAGGACTATCTCGGGGCCCACGCCCCGTGGCAGCACTCTCGGATCCCGGTGGTCCCCCACCCGGACTGGAGGCTGCACGATCCGGTCTACATCGAGGACCGGATCTACTGGATCCACGACATGGGCCCTGACTACGTCGACGTATACCCGCACTACCGCGGCACCGCGGCGTCGGGCACGATCGAGAGCTCGCACGGAGCGGGGGTCAGGTTGCGCGGGGGCAACACGACCGGAGTACGTGGGCGCCTCGTGTGCCAGCGTACGGGGGTATGCCTGCTCGACGGTGGGCTTTACGGCGGAACCTGGGAAGTCGTCGCGTCAGCGAACGGGGTGGGGATCCAGTGGGGCGAATGGCACACGAACGTGCACATTCGGGGGGTGTACACTGCCCACCTAGAGAATCCGGCGAACCGGCTAGGCGGGGTCAAGGTCACACGACGAGCATTGGAGGGCGCGGTGATCTATGGCCTGCTGCGCGACCCGATGGGGGACGGTGCGCGCACCCGCTGGGATGGCGGGGCCAGCCGGTGGGGAAGTCTCGACGGCCTCACGTTCGTCTGGGGAGGCGAGGCCATCGACGGGGCCGCGGTTAGCTACCGCCCCTAGTGGCCTGGGCTGTGACCTTGTCTGCTAAAGGTCACAGCCCCCTGAACCGATGAGAGAAGCAGATGGAGGGAAGCGGCCGGTAGCCACCGAGCCTGCGCGGGGCCTGGTGGACGGCGCTTGGATGGCGCTGTGACCTTGTCTGCTAAAGGTCACAGCCCCCTGATCCGATGAGAGAATCAGATGGAGGGCACGGGCCCGGCCGGTAGCCACCGAGCCTGCGACCAGCCTGCCATCAGGGCGAGCAATATTCCTGATCTTTTTCCTATAGACATAGGGAAATGGGTCCGATAATATAAACAGAAAGAGGGAGACAACATGGAACGGACCAACGAGAACATCGAAGCAGTCACCAGCTGGCTCCAGAGCGCCTACGCGGCGCAGCAGCCGAGCCCCCAGGATGCGGGCTGGGCCCGCCGGGCCGCCGCTCGGCACTTCGGGCTGGAGATGGTCCCGCAGTATGGCACCGGTCAGATGGTGCCCCTCATCGACTGGTTCGACGAGGATGCCCTCGAGGAGCACTGGTTCATTGACCTCGTCTGCGAGGTCTGGAGCGCTCTCGAGGAGGGGTGAGGGGCGGTTGCGGGTAACCCGCCCGCAACCGATTTGACTCCACCAGGCCCGCAGTTGGACCGATGAGAAGGACAGAGGGAGACGAGATGATGACCTACGAAGAGTGCATGACCCGAGCTGACCAGTCCGACCGCCGAGCCCAGGAAGCCGAGGCGCGGGGCATGACCCAAGCCGCCCAGATGGCTCGACGCCTGGCCCGCCGGTGGCGGGACACCGCAGCCAAGGCCCCGCGGCAGCGGCGCCGATGATGAGCCTAGAGGTCATCGCGCTGGGACTGGCCGCGGCCTGGGCGGCCAGCCTAGGCGTCGCCTACATGGCCGGGATCATTGCTGGGTTCGGGCGCGCAGAGCGCCTGGTGCGCAGCGCCCAAGAGGGCCTCATGACGCGATGAGGGCTGCGCGCAGGCTCGGTGGCTACCGGCCGGGCCCGTGCCCTCCATCTGCTTCTCTCATCGGTCCGGGGAGCTGTGACCTTTAGGGCCAAGGGTCACAGCCTACCCGAGGAACGCGTCCGGCGGGAAAGCATAGATGCGGGGCCGGAACCGGATCGTCTGGGTCCCTCCAGCGCCACTGGCCGTGTGGCCGACGGAGATGCACCAGTACGTGCTCGGGATGACCGACGCGCCGATCTCCGTCACCGACTCGACGATCGCCTTCGCAGCGGTCCATCCCGTGACCGTGCTCGCGCGCTGTCGATTGGCGATGGTTCCGTTGAATTTCACGTTCTGCCAAGATAATCGACGAATCGTCGCGTCCGCGGTAGCGGTCGCGATCTCCGTCGTCCTAGTCACTAGGCGAGGCTGCACCGTCGTGCCGTCCGAGATCAGCCCGAATCCCTGGGCGTCCCCGCTCTGCAGGTCGGTCGAGTCTGCGGCTAGGAGAGAGACCACCGCGCCATCTGGGGGCACCGCGTCGAGCTCGAGGGACAGGACGAACTCTCCTGCTCCCGGATCGACGATCGGCTGACCCAGCACATCGCTTGGAGCGAGCAGTTGGATCACGATGCCGTCGTCGGGCAGCGAGGTGTCTGCTGCGACATCGTCGTCGTAGTCGACCTCGATCCAGCCCGCCCCTGCATCGCGGACGGCTACGACCTGACTGGACGTGTCGCTCGTCGGGGTCGTTGACGCCAACGAGAAGGGGCGGGCCAGCGCGCTCCGCCCACCTGCGCCGAGTGCTCGGACGTACCGCCAGCTCACTGCTGCACCGCAGTCAGCTCGACCTCTTGGCCCGCCGAGCTCGGCGACAGCGCGATCTCTCCGCGGCCGATGTACCGCACAGTCTCGATGCCGCCCGGGATCGTCTCGATGTAGTCCCCGATGTCCGACTCATCGGCCGCGTCGATGTGCTCGATATACAGCTCGGAATCCGAATATACGCGCAGGAATCGGAACCCACCACTGGGCATGACGACGCGTCGACGCTGACCTACTGTCGAGGACAGCGTCACGGTCTGCGCCTGATTGCCCACGAGCGTCGCGGCCGCCATCAGGCGATCTCGTAGCAGACCGCAGCGATGCAGGCGACCTCGTCGTCGGCGCTGGCTGCCGACCAATCCGCCGTGTAGTCGAGGTAGGTCACATCGGACGGATCGAACGCGGTCGCGACCGCCACTGCGTGATTGACCAGGATGTCCGAGGCGTCCGCGTCGGAGATCACGCCCATCGCGACGACGGTGTACGTGCCATCGCCGACGTCACGGCAGACTAGCGTCATGTCGACCATCGACTTGTCGTTGTCCGCGACGTCGACCGCATTGCTGGTGGCCAGTGCGTCGTTGTCGGTCACGGTCGATTCGTCGCCGAAGCGGAGCCCCATGGTCAGCGTATCCATGGCATTGCTGTCGTTGACGTTGGCCGAGGCACGATAGCAGAGGACCTTGCCAGGCGACCAGAAATTCGCCGGGAGGGTCACCCGGTGAATCGAGCCTTCGGTGGTGGTGTTCTCGTGCTCGTCACCCTCGGTGGGGGTAACGGCGACCACGTTGATGGCGGACATTCTCTGCTCCTTGTTCCACGTGGAACATGAAGGTGATGGTTCCACGTGGAACGTAGCACGCGTGTTCCACGTGGAACACTGGTCAGAACACGCGTCCCCCGTCCACGGTGGCCCGTGAGGGGGGCCTCATTCTGAGGGCCGAGCATCCAGGCAGGCGCCTGCCCTTCTTGGGCCCGCGCGTGTACCTGTCACGTTTGGGGTCCCAGAACGGCCGCTCCCCAGGCCGCAGCGCGACGAGGCCACCATGTCGGAGGGGTCTCCAGATGGGCTCAGCGCTGATCCGGTTTGTGTGCGCGACCACTGTCACGTCGAGCTCTCGAGCGAGGCGCTCGATCAGTCTCGGCGACTCGGCGACCTCGCAGGCGCGCAGCCACAGGTACCCCGTGACGCAACCAGACAGCGCAGCGATGAGATCGATGGTCCGGATCCGCTTGCCATCGATGTAGGCGCCGAATGCGTTCCCGTGGCACCACAGCTGCAGCTCGCGGATCGGCCCGTATACGCTGCAGTGGAGCTCGATGCGGCTCAGCGCATCCATCGGTGAGCGCACCGCGTAGTGGTGCGGCGTCCCGTCGATCGCATTGCCGAGGCGCCACCAGACCGAGAGCGACCGGTCCGTCGCGTCGTGCAGGATGACCCGATCGCGAGTCACTCCGACGGCTCGCGGTAGCCCTCGAGTCGGGTGATCTTCTGGCTGAGCTCACGGACGCGTCTGCGGAGACGCCAGACGCGGAACCGCTCGGCAAACTCGCGACGGGGCGTCGAGAGCAGCTCGTCGATCTTGCCCTGCGCCTCGTCTCGCATGGCGTATGCCGTGCTGATGCGCTCCTCGAGCCGCTCCCCGGTCCGCGACCGCTCCTGCGCCTGCTCGACGAGGCCGGTCACAAACGACGAGACCGGAGCTGCGATCGCGGCCAGTACAGCGGCGATCGGCGAAGCCGTGGGGACCAGCGCAGAGCCGATGCGGAGAGCGATGGACATCGCTGCTTCTGCGGCGTCCGCGGCATCGTAGCTGACCTCAGGCTCCTCGTAGGCGTCGACGGTCTCCTCGAGCTCGGTAAGCAGCTCGCGCAGGATCTCCGCGACCTCATCGCGCGTGACTTCCAGATCTTGATCCATTGTCTAACTCTCACTTTTCCAGGTGTCTCATAACGACGGTGATCCGCCTGTAGATGCGGTCTAGCGCTTCGCGGTCCTCGGGACTCATCCGGACGCTGACGGTCAGCGGGATCCCGTTGGATCGCCCAATTGTCCAAATGAGATAGATCAGGGCGCCGTTTGGGCCGAGAGACCCGATCAGGTCTGGGATCCATGGTCCTGCATCGATGTCGGCATCGGCCGCCATAGCGGCGGTGCCGCTCACGAGGGCGATGGCAATCAGGGTGGACAGACCCACGGTGCCGATGGTCTCCCATGCTCGCCTCACGAGCGCCTCCCGACCCAATCTAGCCGCGCCGACCGGTCCCTGCTAGGCAGCATACCACAGCGTGACGGTCGCATAGTCGGTGCGATCGGACGTGGGGCTCGAGCCGACGACAGCCAGTTGTTGGTCGACTCCGAGGTCGGGATCCGAGATGTAGATCTCATCCCCGAGCTCGAGCCGCGATCCTCCCCGCAGCGCGTACGTCGTCTGCCATCGATCGACGGCGTCTCGCTCGACCAGGTCTCGGAGCACGGCGACCGCGGTGGACTGGCTCCACGTCCAGTCTAGGTCGACCGTCTTGGCGGGCGCGAATCCGTAGCGGGCGTAGCTGCGAGAGCACCGCCCATCGACCTCTACTGTCGACCCCTTCCAGCCCCGGACCTCGGCTGGGCGACCGCGGGGGCCGCCTTCGCTCGTGACCGTGTGTCGAGCCAGCCACACCCCCTGCTGTTGACCAGGCCGGTAGCGCGCTGAGTACTCATTCACGTCGCCCTCGAGCAGCGAGCGGTCGGAGATGCGGATCGCGTCACGGCCCTCGGTCCACTCTCCACTGGGCCGGCCCGCCGGCAGCCAGCGCTGACGCCTCAGATAGAACCCACGGTCTCCGCGGAGCACCTCATACGGCAGGTCGCGGACCCAGCTCGAGATCCAGGCCCACGGATCTTTGACCGGCTGGCTGACGTAGCTGTCGATCTGGTACTGCGCAAGGTCTCCAGCCACTTGGCGCATCCTTCGCCAATCGACAGCGCCGCGAGCCCATCGCGACAGCATGTACTCGATCGTCTCCCATGCGTTGCCGGTCAACCCGGCGCCCTCTCGAAACGCAAGGAAGTACCGGTGCTTGTCGCCGTTGTTATCTAAATGTGTGACGGTAGCAGGACCGGCAAACGCGTAGGTGATCCGCCGGCCCAGGTCGTCGAAGCCCTTGCTGACCGTGAGATCGTCGACCGCATCGAAGCGCTCGAGCTCGTGGACCCACACCTCCGACGCCTCGATGTGCCCCTCGCTCACGAAGATGTACGTGCCATCGTCGCTGCGCGACAAGCAGAACGTCGGCACCGCAGGCTCGCCAGCGTTGGTCTCGTCTTTGCCCGGCTCGCCAAACACGATCGGGTAGGGAGAGCCGAGGTCTTCCAGGTCGACCGCATCGACGGCAGCCAGCGCACCCCACGTGTCCTCGGTGTGGCGCGCCAAGGGATCCGGGAAGGGCTGCCCGCGCGACTCCTCGCCGGACGGAGACGTGACCGCGAACGAGACGGGGTCGAACTGATCGCCATGCGAGACGCCGCGAATCTCTCCTGACGTCCAGACCGCAGCCTCTTCGATGGTCTGCCCGAACTCCCATCGGCGCAGGGTCGCTCGACGGAGCCTGCGAGCGAGGGTCGGCCAGTCTACCGACCGATCGAGGACCGACAGCTCCACCGTCGTGACACCTCGCTCGAGAGCTCGCGGAGAGGAGAGACCACCGCGGTAGCGGAGCTCGATGCCGTCTGCGTCGAGGACGACGCAGTCATCGACCGCGTACCGGTAGACCGCGCCGTCGATCTCGAGGTCGAGCAGCCAGTCTGCCGTGATCATGCGATTTCCTCGAAGGAGAGCCCGTCGACGCGTACGACCTCGTCGTCCCCCTCGTCGCCGTACAGTCCGGTGATCCCGTGGCTCTCGCTGGTGATGCGCCCGTACAGCCAGAGGTACGGATCTGTGATCGTGGTACCCAGGGCGGGCAGGCGCGGGATCACGAGACACGGCACCCTGCCTTGGTCGAGGATCGAGATCAGCGCTCCGGTCATCGAGCTGTATGCGTCCTCGCGCATCCCGATGACCTCTCCAGTTGAGGGCACCTCAACGGCCTCATAGTCTCCCGCGCTCCGGCTGCGCAGGTCACGCATGATCACACCGTCTGGCCACTCATACGTGAGTCGAGTCCTAGGCGGCCCGAGTACCCGGACGTCCATCGACTGATCGGCTCGACGCGAGATCTCTCGAGTGAGCAGCGCCTCTCGACGCCAGCCCCACCCTGGATCAGCACCGACCCCGATCACGCGACCGATCCCTGCCGACCCCAGCCGATAGTCGCCGTACGGCGTGACCTGGCTCGCCGCGGCGCCGAATCGGATCCGTCGCGGGATCCCGGGCAGCGCGAGCAGGACTACGCCCCCCGGCGCTACCAGCTCAGCGGTCTCGGTAGCCGACGCTGCCAGCGCACCCCCGTCGGTCGCTACGTCGATCCGGATCCGCTTGCTGTCACCGGATGGATTCCAGTATCCGCCTGTGTTTCTTGTGATCCTGGCAGCATTGCTCCCGTCCGAGACGTAGCCCCCGACGAGCTCTCCCTCGTGGATGTACCGATCGATCACCGTGCCCGCTGTCGGGCGGATGGTTGCACCATTTCTCACGAAGGAAAGCCCTGTGCCCAGCCGCAGATCGAGCGTACCGGTAGTCTCCCACGAGCCCGAGCTGTTGTGCTCGACAACCCAGACTGCTGGATTGGCACTCTGGACGTAGAATCCGATGACCTCGCCTATGTTGTGCGCGGCCTCGTTGTCTCCATAGTCGAGCCAATCCCACGCGAATCGGGCCTCCGAGTCGTCCGTGCTCCGCCATCCGTCGCGAGGAGACGGCGCATCCGTGGGCAGGATGTTGTGGACACCGTATTCGTAGCGCACCGGCAGCGTCACGATCTCGGTCGCGCGCGTGTACCCCTGACCCTGGATCCCTCCGCTCGGCTCCGCCTCTGCTGCCGCAGTCAGGATGGGCAGCGGGTACGGCCGATCAGCGGGCAGCGCCTTGCCGTACGACAAGCCGCGGACACCATCGTCGGAGGCCTCGAAGATCGCGGCCGGGTTCTGGACCCCATAATTCCACGCCCCTTGCGCAATTGTCATCGCCTCGAACACGTAGGACTCGGTGCGCGTGGGCGTGGCAAGCTCGCCAAATCGCGCGTATGTCGTCGTGATCTCAGCGTCAGCAGACGACAGCGTCTCGTCGGTGAAGACTGCCGTCCACTTGTCCGCGCCCTCGACTCGGTACCATACCGAGCAGAGCGCGCCGTTTCCGGTGCCCAGGCCCTCCATGTGCACCCGGAACGAAATGCTGGGCGTGACGGACAGGTCTAGGCTGTCGACCGTAGCGAAGAGCCCGTCGGCATCCCCGTTTATGACGCGGAATCCGTTGGAGCCCATCAGGATCTGCAGCAGGACGCTGAACCCACCGGCCTGCTCGAGACATCCCCACTCGAATCCGGTCGACACGCCGCTATCGGCCTCGCCGCCAGACTGATAGGTCACCTTGCCCCATCCGGCCGTGCGGATGAGTGAAGACGTCGGCGAGGTCCAGTAGTCCGAAGGGCTGGTCGTAAAGGTCCAGTCCCAGTTCAGCAGGTTGGCGTCGATCACCCGAATGTACGCCTCGCCTCCGGTGCCCAGGCCGCCCCACCCGAAGCGATCGAGCCTGCTTGCCGCGCGATCGAGGCGGCCTGCGTGCTCCACGTTTGTCCATCCGCCAAGGCGGATGACTCCTACTCGAGGGGTCGTCGCCACCACTGCGTAGACAGCACCATTGGCGCAGCAGATGTCATCGACTTGCGGGAGCAGGCTGGGCCACGCCTCGCTCGTGTCGGGGAGTGCGCTGCTCTCGTACTGATCCCATGACGCGCCCCCATCCAGCGATCGCGACACGAGCCACCGGCAGAAGTCCGTGTCATCCATCGCGAGCGCATACAGGACCCCGTCTCCATCGACGTCCACATGCACGTGAGAGCACCCGAGCGTCACGATATCGACGCCGCTCGCCTCGCTCCATAGCGCGCCCGCTGTCGACAGCAGCCTGCACCGGGCCTGGTTCGAGGCGCCCGTATCGATATAGGCGACCGCGAACCCGGTGTCCGTAGCGACGACGCGGAATTGGTCGGCCACCGAATCAGCGATCGACTCGACGAGCTGCCAGGTGGCTCCTCGATCCGAGGACTGCATCTGCAGTGTGACGTCTTGGTCCTCGACGCGCCAGAAGGCAAGCCAGTTCGCGCCTCGCTTTGCGGCAATCGAGAGGCGATCCAGCGAGTCGGGCGTGCCGGCTGCGGTGGTGATCTCCTCAGACGGCCATCCGACCGACATGATCCGGAGGCTACCGTTAGCCGGATCGAATACGCGCTCGTCAGCGCGGTAGGCCACGTAGCCCGCGCGGTCACCAGCGGCGACCGATCCGGCCCCCACCAGCCACGTCATGCGGCTCGACTCCGGATCCCAGACCGCGGCATACGGCTGTCCCGCCGAGTCCTCTTCGGCAGACCAATCATACGGCCCGCGGAACTCCTCCGTACGCGGGTTGAAGACCCAGATTTCCCCGTTGGTCAGTCCACCGGCCGTCGTGGAGATGACGAGCTCATCGGTGTCGGGCAGGCGCGTCACCTGCGCGTAGCCCACACTCTCCGCCCCGTCGACCTCCCATGCATCCGCGACCAGTACGGGCTCGTCCCATCCGCGCCAGTCAGTCAGCGCGGTCTCGGACTCGAGACGAGCAGCGACCGAGGCTCCATCACGACCCGGGTACCCCGCTCGAATCGTGCGCAGCTGCACGCCTGCCGTCTGCGCCCCCGCCGCAAACGGGAGCCACTCCGAGCTCGCCTCGCTGCGGATCGGGTGGCCCGGACCCGGCCCCGCCTGAGAGTAGGTCACGCCATCTGTGCCGATCTCGGTCGACCAGTCGAACGATAGCCGACCATCCAGCGCCACAATGCCGAAACCTGGGGTCACGGCCGCCTCCTACCCATCCGGCCGGGCGAGACCCGGTCCTGCTCGACTACGATGCGATCGATGGAGTCATCATACCGCACGACCACGCGGACCTCATTCGGGGCGCCAGCCATCCCATGCTCTCCACGATTGGCGGCCTGCAGAGCTCGCTGGAAGTCGGGGTCTCCCATCGCGCGCCTCGATGCCACGCCCTCGCCAGGCTCGAGATAGGCTGGCACGTGTCCGGAGCGCGCACCTGCCGATGGGCTGACCACACCACCGGTCGCAAATGACGGTGGCTTCTGCTTTGCGATCACGGCGATCTGCGCGCCGAGCGCTGCGCTGGCGGCCACGGCTGCAGCCGCCGGAGCGCCCGGGCCGAGAAACGCAAAGCCTGGGATCATCGCCAGGGCTGCGGAGGCCGCGTCGATGATCGCCTGTCCGATCCGGATCGCCTTGACCAAGCGGAACTGCTTCTTGGCCTGCTTGGCTTCTTCTCTCCTCGTCTTCTTGGCTTCCTTCCTCGCCTGCTTTTCGGCCTGGACCCGTTGCTTTGCGGCGTCCTGCACGGCCTGGCGCTCGGCAGCGATGCGCTCGCGAGCAGCCTCGCCGGTGATCCGCCCCTCGTCGCGGAGCCGCTCGAAGTAGCCGATCCGCATCTCGTGCTGCTCGGTCTCGGCCTCGAACGCTGATCGAGCGGCATCGAGGCGCGTCTGCAGGATCGCATCGGCCGCTGCGACCTCCGCTTCATACTCCTGCTCGATCGCTTCTGCGCGCAGATCTGCGATTGATGCAAACATTGATTGAAACTGACCGACCGCATAATCGGCCAGGTTCATGATGCCTTCGCGCCGCTCTTCGGGGTCGCCGAGCACCGGGTCGGCCATCGCGTCCGATGCCTCGCTCATCGCCTGTCTGGCACCAGCGAAGACATCCGGCGTCTCGCTGACCACCCCGTGCATTGCCTCAACGGACTCGCTCAGATCTTCAGTGGCCCTCGCCGCGGGTTGAGCCGCGGCTCGCTGCCGATCCAATGCGGCGACCAGAGACTCAACCTTCTTGCTCGCTTCCTGGGTTTCTTCGCCAGTTTCCTTGGTTGCCTCTCCGACGTCGGAGGTGACACCGGAGAACGACTTGGCCTTGGCCATCGCCTGTTCGTGGGCGCGGGCCACCCCATCGGTCGCCTGCTGCCAGCCCTCTGTGAGGCCGATGTTCCCAGACATGACGTCTGAGACAATGTCCCCGAGCAGCGGGAACAGTCCGATCAGCGCTCGAACCTTTTCGAACAGGAAGACAAATCCGAGGGTGAAATTCCTGATCGCCTTAGTCGCTGGTGGACCTAGCGCGTTGAAGATCGCGCTAGCTGCGCCCTCCATGACCGTCGTTAGCGTACCCGTCGCCTGAAACCAGGCGTTGGCGGCAGCGGTCGCCTTCGGCCCGACGTCTGCGCCAAACAGATTGGTCAGGTCCACCGCGCGAGCCAGATCGTCCGAGTCCGAAAATGCCGAGAGCATTTCGCGACCCTCGGCGCCGAAAGCACGCTCTGCGATTGCGGCACGCTCGGTGGAGCTCTCGACAGCCATGATCTTGTCGATCAGCTCTGGCAGGGCCTCGTCGACTGATTTCAGCTCGCCGGTTGCGCCGCGGACCGAGAAGCCAAGCGCATCATAGGCGAGCCTTGCCTCGCCTGCGCCCTGGCTCGCCTCGAGCATCCGTTTGGCGAGGTCTTTGGGCACGATCGAGGCTAGGTCTTTGTTGGTCTGCGCAGCGATTGTCCTGAGACCAGCGATTGATCTGGACGAGAGCCCGCTAGCCGCGGCCAGCGTATTGATCTCGTCGACCGTCCCGGCGACCTGATCAGCAAACGCAGCGAACGCGGCGCCAGCAGCGAGCACGCCTGCGCTGATCTTGCTGCTGACGCGGACCACGCTCTGTCCGGCCTTGGCCGCCTTGCGGAATCCGGCCTGCATGGTCGAGCCGACCGTCTTCCCGGCGGTCTGCGCCTGCTTCCGCACCCGGTCGAAGCTAGACCCGAGCGAGCGAGCCATCCCGGACGCCGATGACTGCGCCTCCGTCATGATGTCTCGCAGCGCCGATACTGCGTCGCTCGAGTCGCCCGAGATCCCGAACCGGAGCGTCTCCCTAGCCACGCGTCACGCTCCGGAGATCTGCAACGTAGGCGCCAAGTGCCAAGTCGCCGAGCTCGGCTGATCGGTCTCGGATCGGTCGAGCGATCAGGCTCTCCCAGTAGCCGGCCTCTGCACCGCGTCGACGCTGGTTCGGGAGCTCATCCCCGCTCGCCTGGACCGTCAGCGTATACGACCCGTCCACCTCTTGCTTGACGACCCTCAGGGACCGGCGGGTGCGGCCCGTCTTGACGCCCCACGATCGGCGAGCCTCGGCGACGATCGCGTCGAGCTCGATTAGCATCCGGTCAGCTGCAGCTCGAGGAGCTGAGGAGCTGGCTTTGCCGATCAGCCGTTCGAGGCCGCCGGCGTCGAGATCCACCTCAGCGCCGCCGCTGCGGTACGTTCGTGCCACGCTGTGCCTCCTCCTCTCTTCGTCTCCACACGTACCAGATCAGCAGGTCGCGACGCACGCTCGGCTGCTGGGCAGCATACCACCCCGGCTCCTTGCCCCATGCCGACTCTATGTCCATCGCGATCAGTCCGAGCCCTCCGTGTCGGTCTCGGAGTTTCCCAGGGCTTCATCGAGCTCCGTATCAGACGCGGGGAGCTCGACGCCGGGAAGGTCATCGAGCACCTTCGCGACGGCTTCGGTAGCGACCTCGACAACGTCCTGAAAGCTCGCGCCCTGGGCAATGAGGTAGTCGAACGCGGCCGCTCCGTACGCGCTCGCGTCGCCCCGGTAGTGGATCCCCTTGCTCGCGAGCGCTCGCCGCAGCCGAGGCCACGCGATCGCGATCGCGAATCCCTGCCACCGAACCATCGCATGCCCGCTCGACTGCAGCTCGCCGAGCGTGTATCGATCTGACAGGCTGGCGGGCGTGACCAGGTCTACGGGCCGTCCGAGCAGCGTTCGATCTTCCATTCCCTCTCCTTGGTTCCACGTGGAACACTGTTCCACGTGGAACATGATCATGCGATCTCGTCCATCTCGAGGTCACCATCGATCTCGCCGTAGATCGTACCCGTGAGCGCGATCGAGCAGCCCTCGGCGGCCTCCGTGAAGGAGTCGATCGAGAAGTCCACATCGTGCAGCGTAAAGGTGTGGTCGGAGCTGTCGCCCCAATCCGTGCCCTCGATGGTGTACGTGATGTCGACGGTATAGGGCACCTTCGCGCCACTCCCGAGCGTCGACTCGTTGTCCTCGTACGCCGAGCCGGTCGTGCGCTGCAGGAACGTGAGAATGTTGCCGGGCGCCGTACCGGAGTCGCCGAACTCGGTGAACCAGCACGAGAACGAGACCGTCGGATAGGATCGGGCGCCGTGTGCGAGGTTGATGAATTTGCCGCGCCGCTCGATGGCCACGCGCTCGTTGAGGACTGGAGCGACCCCAGACAGCGAGAGATCGCCTCGGTCATACGCCAGCGTCAGGGTGACGGGGGTACCCGTGCCATCGGCCAGCTCGATCTGTCCGCAGGTATTGGTCTTGACGAATCCGGATACAGCCATGTCATTCCTCGATTGGGTAGAAGTGTCGGACGGTCAACAGGACCTCGCCCTGCAGCGTGGTCTCAGAGAGCGCCACGCGCCGGCTCGAGTCCAGTCTGAACAGCAGGTTGGGGTCGCGCTCGCCGTAGATGATCCGCGTGACCAGATCCACCTCGAGATCGAGCGCAGCCTGATAGGACCCACGCTTGTCGTCGGGCTGCAGATCTGCCAGCCAGCGCACGACCACACTAGACTCTGCGTGCAGGCCCGGACCCCCTCGCAGCTGACGGTCCGGAGGGAGGAAATTGGTCGACGTGATCCCGACGGCAAAGGACCGGTGTGTCACATCGCCCGAATCCTTGCCCGGCGGGAAGTCGGGGTAAGCATGGTGCGAGACCAGCCAGTCAGTGGACTCGATGATCTCCTCGAGTCGATCCACGATCTCCGAGGGGTACATTGACCGGGCGTTGGTAGCGAGCGGCATCAGTGGTAGCCACTACCGCGGCCGGTGAGCCACATCGGCGTCGTCGCGCCTGCCTTGTGATTTGTGGCCCCCTCGTCGGGAAGCCCGTCCTCATCGGCGTCGTAGCTGAACACGAGCTGGGACCACATGGCCTCGAATCCCTGACGAAGCTGGGAGGCCACTGCGTCGTAGGCTTCCCAGTTCATCGTCCGCAAATCCTCGAAGATCAGCGCGAGCGCTAGCTCTCGATGGGGCCGGCGGAACTGGGCCGGGCTCATCACGAGCTCGGGACGTCGACCATTGCGATAGAGTCTGTCCTCGATCTCCCGCCACGCCTCGTCTAGCTTGTCCTGCAGATCGAAGTCCGAGCTGACCATCGGCGAGCGGTGCGTCGGATCGAGCCGTGCGAAGCGGCGATACAGATCGGCCTGGCTCGCCGGCGGAGCCATGGCGTGCCGCACGAGCACCGCCTCGGCCACGAACGTGCGCGTCGTGCCATCGGGGAACTCAACGTCGGACCACTCGACAGTCCATCCCGTCTCGAGCGGAAGATCTGCAGTAGCCGCTGCAGGCACAGTGACTGACGCGATGTCATCGGCGTCGACGGTGAAGGCCGTCGCGCTGATGACCTCTTCGCTCGAGGAGCGATAGACTCGCGCCGTACCTGGGGTAGGCGTGACCGTGGATCCTGACCGGCTCCAGCTCGCGGTCAGCGTCGTGTCTTGGCCACGGACAATCAGGTATCGCGCGAGCAGATCGAAGCTGTAGAGGAGATCAGCCATCGTCGAGCCCTCGCCGCAGCGACCGCTGGGCCGAGGTCTCGCCCGCGATCGCGGTCGCCTGTCTCTCCGCGACCTTCACGCCCTCGGATGCGCTCTGTGACGAGATCTCTCGAGCGCGACCGCGATCGAAGCCGCTGCGGCGCAGCACGTCGTAGTGGACCTCCATCGTGGAGGACTCGGTCCCCTGCTGCAGCTGGCTGCGATGGTCGCCCGACCAGAGTTCGCCATCCTCGCGCGCCGCCCGGTACGCGCCAGCGATCGCCACCGATGCGGGCCGGAGCGGTCGGACCATCGGGCTACCGCACTCCGGGCAGCTGAGCTCTGGAGATGCACCGGCCTGGACCAGGCGATCGATCTCCTCGCGGCCACAGACCAGGCAGCGGTAGTCGTACAGGGGCATTAGTCTTCGTCCGCAGCGGGGCGGGTGGCCAGCTCGAGTTCATCGTCCGACGGCTCGGCCTCGAGCTCGAGCTCGGCAAGCGCCTGCGAGATCTCGTCCTGCACGATGTCGATCTGCTCCTCGTACTTGGCGAGGATCGTGGTCTTGGCCGGGTCTCCTGCTACTTGAGACCGCTGGCGATCCAGCTGCGCCAGCAGCGACTCGAGCACATGCAGCGCCGGCAGCTCGATGATCCCCTCATCGATGAGCTGCGACAGCCAATCGGCGTATCCCTGGCCACCAGGGATCACGACATCCGAGCCCGGCACAACGCGCTCCCATCGGTCGTACCAGCCACCCGACGCCGCGTCGCGAGCGAGGTACCCGCCGCATGCATCGAGCGGGATCACCTGGCCGCCACTCGACTCGATCTGTGCGATGGCCAGCGACGCATCCGGGCGACCATCCCGATCGGCCGTGACGCCATTGGCGCCAGGGACGAGCTTCAGCTTGGACAGGTGCGGGAGCACGCGGTCGCCCAGTACCTGCCACCGCTCCGGCCGATAGACCAGGTAGTAGGGAGGCTGTGGGGTCGCGGTCGACTTCGGCGCAGCGCGGCCGGTGCGCGCAAGCGCAGGCTGCTTTGCCTCGGGCGCTACCGCCGTCGGCCGGCCTCGCCGAGTGCCTCGCTGGGGAGCAGTCTTTCTCACGGCCATTGGGATGGACCTCCTGACAGCAACTGTCGCGCGGGGGCCATCGCCGCAACCCCGCGCGAATAGAATCATGCGTCAGAGATCAGCGTGACACCAGCCTCGATCCCCTTGCTGACGCCCATGTACGCGTGCATGACGTAGGCGGTGACAGCAGCCAGTGCCGTGCGATCGCGCTCGAACAGCACGTGTCCGTCGCCGATCAGGAACTGATTGCTGGGATCCAGATCCACGCCGGCGAACCGGCCGTCGGCCCAGATCACTCCACCACGACCGAAGATTGCCCCGGCCCGGTCCGCGCCCGAGTTCGCCGTCGGCACCTGCGACGACTTGAACCAATCGACGCCCAGCCAGGTGCCGATGAAGGCACCACCGCGAAGCCGCTGCAGCTCAGCGAGCTCCATCGAGTACTGCTGGGTCCCACCGGTCAGCGCAGACCCACCGTCGACGATCAGATCGGACCACTGCTGCGGATGCAGGATCCCGAGGTAGCCGCCATCGGACGGGACGTTGTTGACCGCGACCGCGCCGATCGCAGCGAGCACGGTGGCGACCGTGAGATCGGAGCCGGTACCAGGGCCTGCCGTCGCGGTGAAGTCGTCGGCTACGTTGGCGATCAGGTTAGTCTGGCGCATATTCGTCGCTGCGACGGCGTCGAGCGTCAGGGGCTGCAGGCCCACCCGGTCGGCATTCTGGACCATCCTGACAGCGTCAGAGGTCTGATATGCCTTGCTGTACCGGCTGACCGCGATCGTGGTGGATCCATCGCTGATCGACTGAGGAGTGATCAGCGATCCCTCGCTGATCGCCAGTGGCTGCTCGACGCCGCCGAGGCCGACGTGCGGGACCTTGCGGACGGTCGACCCGCTCGCGTCGACCGGGCCCGCGTACACGAGCGCCGGGTGCTGGGGGAGAGCGTTTCGGTCGCCGATCGTGAGCAGGTACTCGGCGGTGACGACGTTCGCCGCGAATTGATCGGCGAGGGTGGTGGTGGTGTCTGCGGACATCGGGCCCCCATTGTGGTTTCGTCAATGGTTTAGCGAATTGCCCTATGCACCCGATTGGCCCCTCCCGGTGGCGGAGGATGGAGGTCGGCGGCACCTCGATGGCCAGATCATCGCCCGTTGCGCCCGTCGCGGTCGGCGGCACCGACGGCCAGGGCAGGCCGTAGACGCAATGTAGCCCGGTAGAAACCCAGCGTCCGCTAGGACGGGTCTTTGCCGCGGAGGATGGCCCGCGCTGCGGACATGTACTCGGGCGAGCCGACCGGGTGCGGGATGGCCTTGATCCGATCATTCATTGACGCGCCCGCTGCCGGAGCAGCCGTCGGAGCAGCTCGTCCCGTCTGCGCTGCTGTGCCCTTCGGTGGCTCGGCAGGGGGCTCGGCAGGGGGCTCGGCCGGCTCGGCGGCCTCGGGCAGGAAGGGCCGCAAAGACGCGGGGGCGCTGTCTCGATCCTTGCGGATCGACTCGATCCATTGGGCGAGATCCTCTGCGCCCGCTCGCTTGGCCTCAAAGCGTACGAGATCCGGATCGTCGAACCCAGCGGACGCAATGATCCGGTCCTGCTCTCGCGTCTGCCGCTCAGCCTCGAGCTCCGCGCGCACCTCGGCGAGCTGTGTGCGGAGCGAGGTCGCCGAGTCCTTGTCCGCCTCCATCTCGCCGATCCTCTTTTCGGCGGCCTTCGCGGCCTTCCTCGCCTCGGCGGCGCTGGACTCCGCAGCGCTGATCTGCTGGGTCGCAGCATCGAGGCGAGCCTGCAGCTCTGCCTGCTTGCTCAGCGCTGCGTCCAGGCGTGCCTTCGGCACCATCGCGTCGTCGCTCATTCCTCGCTCCTATCGGGCGCCGCAGCGGGCGCCGCAGCGCGTGCCTGCTCGAGTGCCGCGCGGGCCTGGTCTCGAGTCATCGTCGAGCCAGACAGCCTGCGCATCGCCTCGGTCTCATCGATGAATCGCCGGTCGAGCAACTCGAACACCTCCGACCTCAGCTCCTGCCGCTCCGCGACGGACAGCGGCAGAGACACATACTCCGGTCGCCATCCTCGCTCGGGTAGGCCGACACCAGCGATGCGATTCAGCTGCGCCGTGATGATCTCGAGCGCAATCATGTCGCCCTGGCGGAACGCAGGCTCATACCTGCGCTGCTGCTTTCGCAGCGCTTCGTTGCTCACGGCCAACGCGTAGCCAGAGCGGGGATCGCCGCTGGTGCGCGTCAGGTCACTTGGCGAGACGCCCACCCCAGCGGCGATGCGCGCCTCGTAGACGCTGATCGCCGACGCGAGGGAATTTGCGTCTCCGCCAGGATTAAACTGACCAATCACCGGCTGCCCGGTAAAGTCCTCGTCCAGGTCAAACTCGAGCAGCGTCGCGGGGTCGGTCACGACGCCTCGGCGCTGTGCTCCAGCGACGGAGGCCGCTCCCTCGATGAGGTGAGACCGCACGTGGACGCCCGCGGCATACCGCTGTGGCCAGCTGGCAGAGCGAAGCACGTGGCCCCAAAATGACCAGTAGACCGCCACATTCAGGGTACCCTCGACCACCTCGCTCCACGTGAGGTGATCCCATCCGGCGCGGCCTGTGAGCTGGGCTCGGTAGTGGACCACGGGTACGTAGGGTCGCCCCTCTCCATCGATGTAGGGATACAGGTCGCCGGACAGACCACCCGGTGGGGCGGGGGCTCCGGTGGGCGTCGACAGGTAGTCGGGCGACACATCCGCGCCGAGCGGCGAGCCACCAGCATCCTGGACCACCGCATACTGGCCCACGCCTCCGCTGACCGAGAGCACGTCCCAGTACCAGCGCAGCCGTCCAGTCTCGCGATCCTGGCGCAGGCGCAGGTGGGCAAAGTGCTCGACGCGACGACCGCTCGGCGAGTAGTCGACCTCGTAGACCGTGTCTGGCGCGATGCGCTCGTAGATCAGCGCCGCATCATCGTCGATGTCGATCCTGACAAAGCCGTGCCGGAGCCCGATCGTGTCGCGCTGGACCCGCTGCATCAGCGCCCAGTAGCCCGAGTCAGCTAGCGCGCGCTCGAGGGTCGCGACCCCGAGCTCATCGGCGAGCGCGTGACGCACGAGCGGCTCGTGATCGTACAGAGTCGCGAACTGATCGCACAGCTGACGAAAGGGATTCGCGGACATGTCCAGGAATCCCCATGCGTCTCGACGCATGCCACCCACGAGCTCGACAGCCCTCGAGTGGAGGTCGCCTCGCCAGCCCCCCTCGAGCAGACGACGCCTGCGGCGCTGCTCGTTCCAGCGTGCAGATACGGCGGTGCTGCCAATTGGTGGATCGGGCACGTGGGTGTACATGGGTAGTGGCTATCCGATCTGGATAGCGGACGCAGGACGATCCTCGCGCGAGCGGAATATCAGCGTGTGACACCCATACCGGATCGCATCGATCACATCCTTGTGCGCGTCCTGCTTGCCTTTCATGCGATATCTACGCAGCGCGGTGATCGCGCGCTCGCAATGGGACGCGACGCGGAACCGGCCGTCTGCGATGGCCTGATACAGCCACCGACACCCCGTCGCGACAGACCCCTGGTTACGTCCGGCTCCTCGCTTCATTGTCTTGATTCGCGGCTCCAGATTCTGGACCGACCCAGTACCTAGCAGCTCCACCAGCGCATACTCGATGTCTGCGTTGGACTTTCTCCATGCCGAACCTGGCATGTGGTCTCGGTCACCGCCCGCGTAGGAGACCTCGTGCCACTCCCAGCCAGCCTCTGCGAGTGCGGACAAGATGCCCTCTGCGTCGCGCGCGGGATCTGCCAGGCCCTCACGATCGACGTACTCCGCGACGAGATCGACCCGAGGCCTGTCGGGCTCTGTGTCGTCCACCTCGAGCACGCATGCGTATTGCTTGCCTGGCTGATGGCCATGGTCGATGCCCACGTGGCAGATCACCGCTGCGCCATCGCGCGCGATCTCGATCTGTTGGTAGGTCCGAACGTGGATGCCCTCGCGCCAGACCGACGCGTAATAGGCATCGACTGGACGACTATCCCACTGCCCGTGCACACGGATGTCTACCTCGGATTCCGGGGTCATGCGAATGACCTCCGAGACCCAGCTCGCATCCCAGGTGCAGAGAGATCCAGAGCGATCTCGCATTCGCATGGGCCTATCGTGACCGACAGGGATCATCGCCGGCGGCGTGAGCCTGGCGTGATGCTCGCTGATCATCCCGTCGGCAACCAGCTTCTGCAGCCACGCGACATCCGCGCCGATCGGGGTCAGCGTAATGAGGATCCATCCGCCGTTGGCCTGCACTCTCTTCTGTATTTCCGCAAAGGTGGATTGGCTCTTGGGCGGCTCGTCGAAGAGAGCACCATCGATCGTGGCACCCGCCAGGTCTAGCGTCTCCTGACCCGTTGTCTTAAAGCGAATGGTCGAATATTGTCCATCTTCGTGCAGAACCTGCACCGATGGGTAGCGTCCGCCGTAGCCGCGCTCATCCGAGAATGGTGTCCCCGGAGGCAGACGGTCTGCCCAGACGAGCTCGTGCACCTTGCCCTGGATCGCGATCGACTGCGACCACGAGGCACAGCAGATCCAGTACTCGCCATGCTCTAGCGTCGGCGTCCGGTACGGATGGATCCCCGCTGCAGCGTAGAGCACCTCGGCTACCCCAACGCGAGTCTTGCCTAACTGGTTGCCGGTGCGGAGCAGGCGGTACCTCGAGCTGTCGCGGAGCGTCACGGCTTGGTGGGGTAGCCACTTCGTCCAGTCAAGTGGCCGTTCATACCATCCGGTCGCAAGCAGCCTGATCTGCTCAGCCAGCCCCTGCAGCGTGGCGGTCGCATCGCTGCCGCTCATCCATCGACCCGAAGCCGCTCGAGCGCCGCGATGAGGTCGTCAAGCACGTAGCTGGGGAGGCGCATCGCCTGGCTGCTGATCTGCTCGAGCAGCAGCGCAGGGTCATGAATCGGTTCCTCTTCCTCGGCGAGCTCTGCGAGCTCGGCCTCGGCTGCGCCGAGCGCATCGGTCGCCTTCGCGGCCAGCTCCGCATACTTCGAGGCCGCGGTCCATTTGCCTGCTACCTCCGCGGCTTTGGAGGACTTGAGACTCTCTTTCGCCTGACGCGAGAGCAGCGCGATCTGTCGCTCTAGTGCTGCACGCTGTGCCGCCCGCTTGCTTTCCATCTTTCGCCCTCGCGGAGGGGGTAGCACGGATGGGCGACTCGCGCACAGCGGAGGATGATCCTGGAGCGTGACTAAGGGTCAACCAGCGAAAGGCCGGTTATCTCCTGTATAGTGGGGGAGTTGAAAAATGCCAGTCATATACCCCCCGTATGGGAGGTCGAAGGCACACTATCGTGTACAAGATTCTGATACACTCTACGATGCAGTGTTGGTGGGCATCCTAGGCGTGTGACTATGACGCAGAGCATCAGCCAGCGCGGGCAGGTCTGACAGCCGTACCAGCACGCACCACTCGCCTCGGTCCTGACGGCCGAGGACCAGCGGCACTGCCGACCTCCCGTCGAGCCCAGCGTCTGCTACTGCCTGCGACAGGGCAGGTAGCCAGCTGACGCGGGCGGCACGCTTGACCTCGATGTGCAGCTGCGGCATGTCGGAGCACTCGACATCCGGTCGCTCGGCGCCGCCTCCTCGAGACTGGACCAACGAGCGCTGCCACTCGCCTCCCAGGATCTCCTCGAGCGCTCGGCACGCCTCGAGCTCTCCACGCGCACCCTTGTCTCGACTCGCTCGCCCACCCATCCGACACCTCCTTGCCCACCCTAGCACCTGCCGGCCGGTGACGGTGGCACAGGGTGGCACAGGTGGTGTGCCACGCCAAAGCTAGCGTCGGTCGCCAGCAATATGCCGATGGCACAGGTGGTGGCACAGGTGGTGGCACAGGGTGGCACACGGGGGTGTGACAGCATTTCGGGGCTCTGAACTGGTCTATTGTACTGCTGGACCAGACGGCACGGAAATCGCCCCCATTGCTCTCTCTCTCTCTCTCTTCTCTTACTTCCTTGTAGACCTGTTCCAGGTGTTCCAAGGCAGTGTAGTACTACATCGTAGAGCGGAATAGGGTGTGCCTCGGGTGTGCCGCTGCTGTGCCACCTGTGCCACCCGGGTGTTCCGGGCGTGCGATATCGCACAGCAGGTGAACGCTGTTCCCGCAGAGGTTGATTTCACCAATCTGGTTGCGCCCCGAGTGCGAGAGGGGGTAAGGTCGTGAGACCTAAAGGAGTGACGAAATGAGCGACGACGCATACGACCTGCTCTGGGGAGGAGGGGGTCCGCCAGCCCTCTCCTTCCCCACCAAGGGCACGACCCACGAGGGGCGCATCCTCCGCATGGAGACGGCGCCCGAGACGGACATCGACACCGGGACGCCGAAGCTCTGGTCCGACGGCAAGCCCAAGATGCAGCTGGTGCTGACCCTGCAGACGACGACGACGTCCGAAGAGGACGACGGTCAGCGCAGGCTCTTCCTGAAGTGGAAGAGCCTCCAAGCCTTCCGCGACGCGCTCAAGGCCGCAGGGCTCCAGCGTGGGGACTCTCCCCTGGGAGGGACCCTTAAGATCCAGTACTTCAGTGGCGGAGAGCCGACCGGCAGGGGCAAGCACAGCCCCAAGGAGTACCGCGCCCACTTCACCCCCGGCCTTCCTCCGGAGGCCGAGGATCTGATCAACTCGCCAGGGGGACCCGACGATGAAATCCCGTTCTGACGACCTGTACCTGCACCGTGGCCTGTGTCCCGAGTGCGGCTACACGGTGTACACTGACGCGCCGCTGGCCCTGGTAGAGCCAGGCTGCCAGGTGTGCGGACACGAGCTCCCGAGCTGGGAACCTGTCACGCTCTGCGAGCGCGGAGCTTCCGTAGCGGTCCGCGAGCAGCTCCTGATCGAGCGCGAGCGACGCTTCCGGGCCATTCAGGACGCGGTCTCGAGGGTCGTCCGAGGCATGCAGTGAGCAACCCGACCGGCCGGCACGTGCGGCCCGATCCTCGCTTTGCGATGATCTACCAGCCACACCATACGCCCCCACCCGTGAGCTCGGAGCCCCATCCCCTGATCCAGGGGATGATCTGGTCTATCGGCGTGGGCTTTACGCTGTCAGCGGTGCTGCTGCTCTGGCTAGACGCGGCGCTCCTGCTCATCGTCCTTCTCCGCCTGGTCATCTGGGGGCACCTGTGAGCCGACGGCTATACCTGGACATCGAGACCATGCCGGGGGCCACGGCCCACCGAGACATGCGAGGATTCCCGGAGACGCCTCCGCCCTACGAGATGTGGGGTGGTGGCACGCCGCCGGCGGTGCGCCTGCCGTCTCAGGTCAAAGCCGGCAACCGCAAGGGCGAGAAGCGAGCGGACTACATCGCCGAGCAGATCGCTGCCGACGAGAAGGCGCTCGAGGAGTGGAGCGCACAGCGTCGTGAGCGATACGACCAGCTCTGGCTTGAGCACGATCAGCAGGTCGAGACCCTCCGCGCAACGACCGCGCTCGAGGCCTACTACGGCGGCACCATCGCGTGCATCGGCGTCGCGCTGGCTGACGGTGCGGTCAAGGTGCTGCACCCGCTGAATGACCCGGAGCTGCGCAGCAGCCTGCGTCAGGACTACCTCGGCCAGCAGGCGGATCGGGAGGTGCGTCACCGCCTGTACCGCGCGATGGAGTACCGGCTACTGGCTCGCTTGGCAGCGGTGATCCGCTGGGCAGAGCAGGACGGCCCGCCCGTCAAGCTGACAGCCTGGAACGGGTTCGGGTTCGACTTTCGCTTCGTCGCGCTCGCATCGCTGCGGCACGCGACCATCACCGAGCATACGGCCGCGGTATCCGAGCACGCTGTCGGGTCGATGTGTCCGGACATGGCGCTGTTGATTCGCCGCTGCTGGCACGGACGGCCCTGGAAGGCCAGCCACCTGCGCGACCCTCGCGAGACCTGGAGCTTCGGCGGCTCGCAGCGGATTGGACGACTCCTCGGTGTCGCCGAATTCCTGGGATTCGAGGTGCCGCAATGGGCCATCGAGTTCAGTCACTCGCAGATCCCAGAGATGCTCGACCATCCTGCGCAAGAGTACGTCGGACCCGTGCCGTGCACGATCGCAGGCCAGGGCGCGCCCGTCCGGCCGCGGAACATCGACGCCATTGCCGAGGTGTGCTCGGTCGACGTCGATGCGCTGCGACACATCGATCAGACGCTCGATGCGATGGGGGCGGGATGACCACTGACGCCTACAGCTACCCCCGCTTCACGCTCCGGGCGCTCGCTTCCGCGGACCACCCCGGTGCCGCATGGTGTGCTAGCATCTGCGCTGGTACGGCGTGGAGGATTATGCCCACTGAGGGCCGGACTGCCTTGCGACTGCTCTGGCTGTGGGCCCAGGGCGTGACGGTATCGACCTCTCGCCTGCTTGCCGTGAGCAACGATGCGGCCGACGCCGCCGTCTACGCCGACGCGTACGACCGCGGCAGCCGGACTGCCATCTGGGCCGCAGTCCACGCCGCCAGGGTCGCCGCCTCGGTCGACGGGACCGAAGCCGCCTACAACAACCTGCTCGCAGCGATCAACTGGACCGCCCAGGCCGTTGCCGCCCGCGACCAGGCCACCCCCAAGGCCCGGGAACGGCACCTCTCCCAGCTCGGCGAGCGGGTCGAGTACCAGGTGACGCCGCTGGACCCACGGCGAGTCGACCACCCGCTCCGGGATTGGGCGCTGGAGCGCACCGACCCCTCTCCCTACCGCGAGGGCAGTCTCGGGGAGTCGCTGGCCTGGGGTCGCCAGCACCGACTGCGCTGGTGGCTACCCCAGGAACGACTGCTGGCCGAGCGACGGATCGATGTGCCCCATTGGCACCGGAGGACCCAATGAAGATCGCGATTCACCGGGACGACATCATGTACTGCGACCCCTGTTCCGAGGGGCTCGCCGCGTTCGACCGGGCGGCCGACGGGAATGGCGCCCTGGTCTTCCCGACATGGAGCCGAGACGCCCAGCTCTTCGGGTTGGTGTTCAGCCCCGATTTCCGACGGTTCTTCGGTTGGCTAGCTGCTGAGGGCCTTCTCTATATGTGGTCGATGGTCGGCGTCTGCCTTCGCGGTGCCGACCTCCTAGGGGCCGACCTCCGAGAGGCCAACTTCCGCAGGGCCGACCTCTCCCGGGCCGTCCTCCGCGGCGCCGACCTCTCCCGGGCCGTCCTCCGCAGGTCCGACCTCCGAGAGGCCAACCTCGCCGCGGCCGATCTCCAAGGGTCCAACCTCGCCGCGGCCGATCTCCGAGGGGCTGACCTCCGAGGGGCCGACCTGTCCCGGGCCAACCTCTTTCGGGCCGACCTCCGCGGCGCTTACCTGCGCTGGGCCGACCTCCGAGGGGCCGACCTCCGAGGGGCCTACCTCCGGGGGGCCAGCCTCTACCGGGCCGACCTCTCCCTGGCCGACCTTCGAGGGGCTGACCTCCAAGGGGCCGACCTCCGCAGGGCCGACCTCCGAGGGACGACCACCGACGCCGATCGCCTCGCCCTGGCACGAGCGGTCTGTGCGGCCCTCGCTGCCGATCCACGACGCCCCGAGGAGACCCCATGAACCCCCTGATCGAAATCCTTATGGACGCCCTGCTGGCCGAGGAGCCCCGGGCGGCGCGGATGCTACTCCCCGAGCTGGGCCTTGTCGACGCCGGCATCGACGCCTGCGGGCTGTGGGGCGAGCTCGAGGTGGGCGGGGTCCGCCAGCGCCTGCGCTGGATCCAGCCCGGCACCTACCTCCGAGGTTCACCGGAGGACGAGGCCGATCGCTGGGCAGACGAGGGCCCGCAGCACCCTGTCTTCATCTCGCGCGGCTTCTGGCTAGGCGACACGCCGGTGACCCAGGCGCTGTGGAAGGCGGTCACTGGCGAGACCCCCAGCTTCTTCGAGGGCCCCACGCGCCCTGTCGAGTGCGTCTCGTGGGACGAGGCGCAGGCCTTCTGTGCAGCGCTCGGACAGCACTGCCCGAATCTCGCCGCGCGCCTGCCGACCGAGGCAGAATGGGAGTACGCGTGTAGGGCAGGCACCACCGGCCCGCACTGGCTCGCCAACGAGGACGGCGACCTCGGCGAAATCGCCTGGTACGCGGACAACTCCGAGCGGCAGACCCAGCCCGTGGGGCGGCTGGCCCCCAACCCGTGGGGCCTGTACGACATGCTCGGGAACGTATGGGAGTGGTGCCAAGACGCGTGGAGCAGATACGAGCCTGAGCCCGCCGAGGAGTCGGACGGCCGGCATCGGTTGATCCGTGGCGGCTCGTGGGACGACCGCGCTCGCAACGTGCGGGCGGCTGCTCGGGGCCGCAGCGTCCCCGGCTACCTCGACGACGACATCGGCCTCCGCATCGCCGTCGATCCCATCGAGGAGGGGTCGGACGAGGACGAGGACGGGGGTGGTCGGGTGATCCGTGGCGGCTTCTGGGACGGCCACGCTCGCAACGCGCGGGCGGCGTTTCGGAACCGCATCGACCCCGGCGGCCGCCACGACAGCATCGGGTTCCGCGTCGCCGTCGATCCCATCGAGGAGGGGTCGGACGAGGGCGACCGGCTTCGGGTGATCCGTGGCGGCGCCTGGGGCAGCCACGCTCGCAGCGTGCGGGCGGCGTATCGGCTCCACGACGAACCCGGCGACCGCGACCTCATCCTCGGCCTCCGCCTCGTCGTCGATCCCGACGACCGGGATACCGTATGAGCGACGAGATCGAGGCAGAGCTCGCGACGCTCCGCGCCGAGTATTGGGATCGACTGGCGATGGAGGAGCAGCGACGGCGCGATTGCGCGACCCGACATCTGCTCGAGATCGCCCACGAGCGACGCGCGCAGTGGGATGCGTACGATCGATGGATCGCGCGCCTGCCAGACAGCCCCGAGGTGTGGCAGGCGCGACTCGAGGGATTCCGGCTCGGCCTCGAGTTCGCCGGCCGCACATCTGGCACGCCGCCGTCGGACTGCACGCCGCAGTGCAAGTGGGCGCGCATTGCCCGCGCTGCTCGAGAGGACGCTGGTGGCTGACGACCAGTGGCGCTCGTACTCAGATCAGGCGATCGAGCAGCGTCCCGGCGCCCCGACCGCGTCGACTCCCAAGCTCGTCTCCACCGGGCGTGAGCTGCTCGTCGGTCTGCCCGGTGGGGGCTACCGCCGGTATCCGAGCCAGCTCGTACCCAGCGAGCTCGAGACGCTATGGCAGACCTCGGGCCTGAGGTGCAGGGATGATGACGGCAAGCTGCTGCCGATCAGCCGGCTGTACCGGCTGTATGGAAGATCTGCCGATCAGATCATCTACAGCTACCTGTCTTCCGACGGCTGGATCGAGGGCGACAATCGCGGTGGCACGCTCGTGCTCCGCGTGTGCAAATCAGCCAGGCCCAATCCGGTATTCCACGCCGAATGCCAGGAATGGCTAGAGGCTTTGTTCGGAGACCGCTGGGACGACGCGCGGGACTGGATCGTCGCATTGCCGCGGCTCGATCGCCCTGTCGCTGGGCTGATCTTGTACGGCGATCCCGGCACGGGGAAGTCGATGTTCGGATTGGCCTGCTCCCGGTTCTTCGGCCGCGAATCATGCAGTTACAACGACGTCTTCCATGAGTCAGGATTCAACGATGCGCTGCTGCGCAATCCCGTCGTGCTTTGCGACGAGGCTGCCACGGTGGACGCGCCCTCGGAGGCGTTTAGGTCTTTGATCGCAAATCGCTCTCACCCGATCCGCGCGAAGAACCAGCCTTCCTCGACGCTCGAGGGCTGCCCTCGACTGCTGGTGGTGGCGCAGGATCCGGATCCTTTGCGGCTCGGGAATCGCAGCAACTCGCGAGCCACTGAAGAGGCGATCGGGCGCCGATTGATCGTCGTGGAGTGCTCGACCGCTGCTCGGGACCTGCTCGAGGCACGCGGGGCACCGGGCCACACCGAGGACTGGATCGACGGCAGAGGCATGCTGCTGCAGCACCTGGCCTGGATCGCGTCGACGCATCAGATCCAGCGGCCAGGCAAGCGGCTACTGGTGGACGGCGACGCGGAGCGCTGGGTGGCGACGATCCGGTCCAGGGTCGGGCTGCCGGCGTCGATCCTCGAAGCCCTCGAGACATGGCTGGACCTCACGTCGATCGAGCGTCGAGAGATGCGCGAGCGGACCTCCGGCCGGCGCCCGCTGGCACACTTCCTGCCAGAGGATCCCGATGGTTGTCACGTGAGCAATTCTGCACTCCGTTCACACTGGCGTCAGCTGGTGGGTGAGACGGAGCGAGTGCCATCGGCCTCCGCGGTCCGGGCGGCGCTCGAGATCCTCGGTGGACCACCGATTCATCGGCGCGTCGATGGGACCAGGGCGCGCCTGCATCGAGTGTCGCTCGAGCGGATTCGTGGGGAGGACGCAGCGCAGGGCGCCGATACTAGCATGCCCGAGCCTGGCCCAGACGACGACATTGGGCGTCACGCGTGACTCGGACACATTCATTAGCCGCAGGTGGCAATATGAAGCCGCGCGTGAACAACACAATTTCGGAGGGGCGATGGAAGTGACTATTTCGAGCAACGCCGTCTCGATCGTGGACCGGGGTGAGCTGGTCGCTGTGTACCATTCGCGGCTCGACGGCCGGACATACTGGCAAGTTTGGAGAGTGGCAGAGACCGAGGCTCTGTCTCTCTACGCCGGAACGACGTGGGATGGATTCCGATGGGCCGTCGACGCCGCGTATGGGGTCCAGCTCGATGAGATCGATCCTCCAGTTGCCGGATCTCTTCCGACGTACTACGATTCGGCAGAATAGGAGTAAAACGTGAAAGAACCCGAGATGAGAATGGGCCATGTGCAGCGGCAGATCTTGCATCTGCTGCGAGAAGAGGAGCAGGAGACGATCACTGTGGTCGAGATCACTCAGGCGCTGAGCATCACTCGAGGGAGTGCGCGCAGCGCTCTGCGGTCGCTGCTGCGACGCGGCCTGGTGAAGCGCTCCCTCGAGCGCCAGCCCGGCCGCCGAGGCCGCCCGGGATATCAGTGGAGGCTGGCCGAGGTCGAGACCGAGCCCGAGCCCGAGGCCGAGCCCGAGGCCGACCATGGGTGATCGCATCCGGTCGCAGCACGGACAGCTCGAGCTGTCTTCGGACGGCGAGACCGTCACGGTGGTCAGCGCCGACCCGGAGACCGCAGAGCTGCTACTCGCCGAGTACGGCCCGCTGGGTGGAGGGGTGCAGACCTCCGAGGGATGGCACCACCGCGAGGGCGAGCCGTACTACGTCTGGCGCGCGCGAGTGTGGGCTGAGCTG